CTTTTTCACTTTCTGGTTCACGTAAATAACAAGGCCATTCAAATTTAAATGATCTTTGCCATTCACTAAAAGCCATTTCATATGTAATACCTTGGAATTCCTTTGGAAATTCATTTTTTAATGAATTAAAGAATTCAGGGGTCCAAGCTCTATGCATTACAATACGATCAAAATATGTATAATATGGATGCAACCATTTTCTCATTTCATCCACAAACACACTTACATCATTAGCATCCTCAGTACCATCATTTAGCCCCGATGAATAAGATTCATCGTTCAATATGACGGCTGGCATATCCATTCCAAGTGCTATGTTTTGTAAGCAGTGTTTGCGAGATAATGCTGCTGGAGCTTCTAAATTATGTAAATCAAGAGATTCTATTTCTTCATTATTATTGCTACTAATAGCTATTACATTATCAGTTTGAGCTTGTCTAACTAAATTCCTTTTAAATTTATTCATCCAATCCATGATTCTGTCTGATATAGAACCCGGCTGATGTATTTTTGCTACCATGACACCAGCTTTACGTGACATCATGTCATCTGTTATCATAGTTTGGATAAATGTTTTTAATGGATATAGCGCAGCCTGATAAACGCTCCTTCCAACAAACCCAAAAGCTGAAGGAACATAACTAAGATAAATAGGATCTCCATTATGCTTTATAACAGTTCTAGAAGGATGATATTTTTGCCCTTGAACAGAAACATCATTTAATTTCTTCATAAAATCAGCAGCATTTGGATTTTGACTTAATACTATAGAACCTGATGTATTTAATGGGTCCCATATATTAAATGCTATATTTTTCCCTGCTAATTTGCTAAAATCTAAAGGTTTCGTTGGATCATCATCTTCTACTATTATAGTAAGTGTAGATGTTCCATATATGCGAGAGACGCGAGCGGCTTGAAGAATAACATCATCAGCTCCTACATCTCTTCCTACTAAAGATTCCCAATGTTCTTTAAACTGATCAATTACCCTGTGAGCCAGTCCATGTTTAATCGTAAATTCTCTGTCTTGAGACATCGCCATTTTTAATGGCTTATCTACTGATTTTGCTCCAATAGGATGATATGTATATATTAGTTTACATAGACTATAAGAAGGCTCAGCTCCTGGTTGAATAGCTTCTGCTAACAACAAATCTCCAAGAGGAGTGCCTATTGAACTCGCTCTACCGTATGCCGAAAATCCTTGTTCTGAGATTTGTGCAGAAACAGCCAATTTAATCGTTCACATTCGAGCATCTAATTAATTGATATTCGTCTGATTTTGGAGCAACTGTACTTTGAGCTATTTGGCTTTGTCCCCACAATCCACACATAATAGAATTATTGACTTCTGGCCCATACGTATAACTATCAGCTGTATGTGTATTACAGTCTGTCGGAGAAATAGATAATGAGCAAATTAATATCAATAATTTCATTCCAATGGTCTTATATCATCATCACTTAATATAGCAGTAACTAATGTAGGATCGTTAATTATAATATGTAGTAACTCATGCATTAATTCTTCAATTGTAAAATTTCTTTTAATTGCTTCTTCTGCAAATTCTTTGGTAATTGTATAAGAATTTGGTTTAATTTTGTGAATCCGTCGAATACTTAAACCTAGATTTTTTAATCTCATTGCTATAGCACAAGGTCGGACTTTCATTTCTTCTGCAATATCATTTACAGTCCAACCTTTGCCAACGTATACACCTAATATCGCAGCATGTTCACAAGTCATTCTAAACTTGCGTTTTTTCTCTTCTGGAGATTCGTCTAAATTTTCATTAGTCTCGACACACATATCCATCAGCCAAATCTCGATATGCTAGATATTGTCTCGTTGCAGTTGCTTTATTGTATATACAAGTACAATTATTTGCCCTCTCCCAATAATAATCTAAACAATGATTAGAATCATAATGATTATTAGTTGAACTATAGTGCTTATCTTTTATAATTTTTATTGTATCAGCTATTGTTCCAGGATAGTAACGTTCGGAAATATATGTCATATATTATTTTTCTTTAAAAGAACAAGTTCACCTTTAGGTTTCGTTGTATTAGCTGCATTTTCTACAAAAATTGTTACCGCTTCAAGTATTCTATAACCTTTTGATTTAGTTTTTTTGTCTTTCGTCACCTCCAATTGTGCCATAATACAACCTGCTGAACGCACTATTTCAGAAATAGGATCAAAATCTTCTATAAGAGTTTCCTCAATTGGTAACATATGCTGCTCCTCTTATTAGAATCCATGGGAATCACCCAATCCAATTGCAGCACCGTATACAACACAATCTAATAAATCATCAGCTCGTCTTGCTGATTCTCTATCTCCTATCCTAAATGCGGAAATTTGAGATAATAAATGATTTCTACTAACACCATTATAGATTTTTACACGATCATAAGCTCGTTTAGCTAAACGAACTTTCTTTTGGAAGAAATAACCAGAGACATTTATTGCTCGTTCATCCTTACCAAGAGATGTGAATTTTGGATCAATCGCCATGGAATTAATTCCACGTCTCTCAGCTTGTTGAATCAAAACTTGTCCCGAGCCTTTATCTTCAATCCATACCCCCAAGACACCAAATCTTGCTCCTGTTTCTCTAGCTAATTCTTCTAATGTATTGCATACTACAGGAAGCCAAGTTTCGAGAAGAGCACCTTCGATTTTCTGAATATCCCAATCAAGAATTGTTAATGGAATATTATCTCCAAGTGTATTTTTACCAAAATACACAACTGCTGTCCCATCATGCTCCCTTCCTGTTTTTGTAGCAGTGTCTATAACTGCATAAACACTATCAATTCGTCTAGGAAGGTCAGAATTACTATCAGCAGTAGGTAAGCCTTGGTCACTAAGCATCCATTCTAATAAAAAGAATGCGTCACCACTCCAATCCACAAACTCTGCGCAGTATTCTTGCGCCCACACATTTGGGGGTCTAGTTAATTTGAGTAAATCTAACTCATCTTTTGGAATTAAAGGATTATCATAAGCTGTAGCGTGGAATCCAAATGTACCATCTTCATTTTTTGGTCCAAAACCATGCCCCTCTTCATTACAAATACGCCAAAAGAATTGTTGATCATCAATCCCGTTGGTGTTACTTGCAACTAACACCCTTCCTTTATAGTCTAGAAGAGTAGGTTCTATGGCTTTTTGCCAAATTTGCATCATTTCCAGAGGTGCAAACGCAGCTTCATCAATGATAACCAAGTTATAAGCACGAGACCTACCAGCATCCTCATCATTAAGAGTCCAAAATTCTATGCTAGAATGTTCTCGCGGATCATGTCTAAATGGTATTATAGTTTCAAGAAAACCTGTTGTTTTGTTAGATGTGAACAGAATTTCCTGAACAGCTCGCTTGCAAAGCCTATAAGATGGCTCAAGTCGCTTATAATCAGGTGCAAACCACCCTACTTTCCCACCTTTTAGAGCTTCTAAGCAAGCTTCTCCGCCTAATAACTCTGACTTACCAAAATCGACGCCCACATCTTAGGATTGTCCTTCTGTGAAATTGTTGATATGCTGCCATTTGGCCGGCATGATAAGGACGAAGATGTAAGGTATATTCTGCGCGACGATGTTTCATTAGTTTTTAATTTTAGAAACGAATTCTCTTACAATTTCCCAAATTAAGCTTTTAGCTTCTTCTAAAGAATTGGCTACACCGTTTTTTAGAACAAACGGATCAACACCAACAATGTCAAATAGCCATTTATTTTCCATAAATGGATTATTATAAACTGTAGCGCGGATATTTCCGCAATCTAATACATGATATGTAGACCATAATGGTTGTGGATTTGCTAATGTATCTTGTAATTTATCTGATATTTTAGTAAAATCTTCCTCATTATACCTAATATTCACGTTTCCCTCCTGATTTTAGACGTTATCCCCATCAAGACTGACTATTGTGTGATTATTAATCACTGTTACAATCACAACTCTTATTGATCTTAGCCTTTCTTTGACATTTTTCTCTATAACTTCTTGTTTATCTCCAAAAACCAATTTTACATCATCTCTAAATAGAGTAATTGGCGTTTCAAATCGGAAAACATGAACTTCTTTTGTTATTTTTGGAAGATTTACTGTTTGAATACTCATATTTTCTCAAATTATGCTGAAATTTTCACTTTTGACCATAATTTTTTTGCTGATTCTTCATCTATTTCTTCAATTTCGAGGATATTTAAGATGAAATATTGTACTCTACAGCCCCAATGAGCAGCAGTTTTATCAAAAAATTCTTTAGCCGACCCTTCATAATAAGCTATCGTAGCACTATAATCATGAGCACTAACACCAAATGGTTCTTTAACCAAAACTCCAAATTTACCTTGTTCACCGGGAATTTGGTTTAAAAAATCCATACTTTTGACTGTAGGAAACCTTTTTTGAAAAAAACCAAGAATATTTGGATGATTTGGGTTTATTTTATCTGAAATATTGATCTTAATCTCATCCATTTTCTTAATCTTCTTCATTATTGTTAATAATTTTTGGAGTAACATCTGGTAATGCTCTAGGTGTGGGTCCACCAATCACTCTAACAATTAATTCGCTACGGCGCTTATCTTCTTCTTCAGTTAAAGCTCCTTCTTGCTTCAACATTTGATATATTTTAGGCAAAACCACTCCTGCATACCATTTTCTATTATCTATTCTTAATTTTGCCCTTTGTACAGATGCCATATTTGGGATTTGACTTCCTTGGGAATTTGTTAAAATATCATCATTCTTATCATCTGCTATGTCCATAATTTGATCAACATAACTTTCTGCTTTTTCTTCTCTTGCTAGAGCTAATTTTAACCTAAATTCTGGATGATCCTCTTTCCATTTATATATTTGATGTTTATATACACCAGGATGCATCTTGCAGAAGTTCTCAAAAGACATTCCTTCTGCCACTGCCCGACACAATTCTTCTCCTAGTTCTTCATTATATGTATCTTTATATATCCCTAAAGTTGTTTTTGTAACAACTCTTGCTTTTGGATCTACTGGCTGCTCTGTTATTGTCCAATTTAATATATTCATTACCTCTATGAGAGAGAGCCCACTTGTCAATAACGCATAAAATTCACCCCATATTTCAGTATCTTCCTCAAAAATCATAATTAATCATCATCCGTCAAAAATTGGCATAAAATGGTGCTAGTTGAGGGAATCGAACTCTCGACCTGTTCATTACAAGTGAACTGCTCTACCAGCTGAGCTAAACCAGCATTTCCCCCATAGTTCCACACTACACGATTCATCATAAAATCGTGGTCAATATCTCCAACATTTTATAGACAACAAATTTCTAAATCAATAGACCATGTTGTCAATTATTTTTTTCAAAAATTTTGAAAAACTTTTTATTCACATTCATATTATACAGTAAAATATAAGATCAGTCAATTCAGCTATCTAATTTTTTCAAAGATTCTTCTCTTTTATTATGAGGCGGCTATGGGCATCCCTGAGGCATGGGCTGAGCCGCTACGAGCCCCTTAGGCCGTACCCAATCCACCATTTCCTCTTGACAAAAATTTTTAAAAATAGTAAAATTCCTATAGAAGGACGAGGTTACATATTATAGGAGACATGGAATGACATCTTATCAATCAATAATAAAAAGTGCGCCTTGTAATAAAATTGGACATATAGCTTGCAATGAACCTTGGTATAAAATCCTACACATAATTGAAAAGTTAACTTATAATATAGTTTTTGAGAAAACCTATATTGAAAATTTAAGAAAAATTCAAACTATCGGGGAAATAACTAAAGCTGCAATTAATGATTATGCATATGAACCACCGGTAAATATTATTCGGGAAATTGAAACCAACACACACAATATTATGGAATAACTATGTCAACTTTTATCTTCTCAGTTATCGGTTTATGTATGATCAATTGGATCATTGGGCTTAATCTATCATTTACCACTATATGTATAACTGTCTTAATCTTAATGTTTCTTAAATTTTTAGGAAAATCGCGTAAAGATAAAGATATCTCAATTTTAATTCAAGAAAATACTTATAATGACATTATTAATGTAACTGAAAATTACACACAAGTAAATAACAACACCCTGCATTATGACAATAATCGATTCTTGGAGAATTAATGCAATCGAGGAAATTGTTCAAGACGTAATGGGAGGTGTAATGTGAAGGATCTAAATAAGATTCGTGATGCAATTGATGGTGCAATTCGTGATGTAACTTATGCTGCAATTCGTGTTGTAATTGATGCTGCAACTTGGGATGCAATTTGGGCTGCAACTTATGTTGCAATTCGTGCTGCAACTAATGATGCAACTTATGCTACAACTCGAGCTGCAATTGATGCAGCAACTTATGCTACAACTCGAGCTGCAATTTACGCTGCAACTTATGAACCAACAACAATGGCTATTGATGCAATCGAGAAAACTGTTCAAGATGTGATGGGAGGTGTGATGTGAGGAATCGAGGAAACTGTTCGAGATGTGATGGGAGATGTGATGTGAACAATCAAGATAAGATTCGTAATGCAACTCAGAATGCAACTTATGATGCAATTAAGAATGCAACTTATGATGCAACTTATTCTGTGACTAATGCTGCAACTTATGTTGCAACTTGCGCTGCAGCTCGTGCTGCAACTTGGACTGCAGTTTATAATAAAACTAATGATGCAGCTCGTGCTGCAACTTATGTTGCAACTTATGCTGCAATTTATGTTGCAACTTATACTGCAACTTATGAACCAACAACAATGGCTATTGATGCAATCGAGGAAACTGTTCAAGATGTGATGGGAGGTGTGATGTGAAGAATCTAGATAAGATTCATAATGCAACTTATGCTGCAACTAAAGCTACCATTGAGACTGCAACTTGCGCTGCAACTTATGTTGCAACTTGCGCTGCAACTTGCGCTACAACTTGGACTGCAGTTTATAATAAAACTAATGATGCAGCTCGTGCTGCAACTGATGCTGCAACTCATGCTGCAACTTATGTTGCAACTTATGCTGCAATTTATGTTGCAACTTATACTGCAACTTATGAACCAACAACAATGGCTATTGATGCAATCGAGGAAACTGTTCGAGATGTGATGGGAGATGTGATGTGATAAATTATTATCAAATAAAAGAAATCATAAATGACACACACAGCTTTGTAATTTGGAATAAAG